CAGCCGCGTGCGTGTCCGCAAAATGCCGCGTGCGTTTTTGGAGAATCCGCCATGGCCGCAAAAGGCCGCAAGCCGGTTCCAACGGCACTGAAATTGCTCAACGGCAACCCGGGCAAACGGCCAATCCGCCCCGAGCCGTCCATGCCTGCCGGAGCGCCGCCAATGCCGGCTCGGCTCAAGGCAGAACCAAACGCTGTGAAGCAGTGGAAGGCACTGGTGCCAATTCTGCTCCAGCTTGGCACGCTCACGACCGGTGACGGGGAAGCTTTGGCCACCCTGTGCGAGGTCTACGCAGCAGCTCAGGCGTGCTTGCTCGAGCTCCGAGCCGGTGGACCGGTTCTCCATACTGACCTCGGCGGGGTGAAGCCCAACCCTGCCGGCTCGCTATACCGCGGATTAGTGGCGCTCCAGGCGTCGCTAATGGGAGAGTTTGGGCTCACGCCTAGCAGCAGAACACGCCTTGGCACGAAGCAAGAGAAGCAAAAAGACGAGCTTGAGGACTTCTTCTCAGCCCACGGTGCCTGACCTGACGCCCGCCGGCCAGGCCCGGTACGAGCGGGTGGTGCATTTCTTTGAGAAGATCCTGCGCCACAGCAAGGGCGGCCAAGCCGGCCAGAACTTCAAGCTCTTGCCCTGGCAGCACGGCGTGTTCCGCGAGCTTTTCGGCCGGCTCAAGCCGGACGGCACTCGGCAGCATCGCGTTGGCTACATCGAGTTGCCGAAGAAGCAAGGCAAGTCGACCACGCTAGCCGGCGTCGCCCTGTACATGCTCCTGGCCGACAACGAGCCCGGGGCCGAGGTGTACGGCGCCGCCTCGGATCGTGAGCAGGCTGGAATCATCTACCGGGAGGCCGCGTCGATGGTGCGGGCGTCCCCTGCCCTTTCGCGCGCCCTTGAGGTGATCGACAGCCGCAAGACCATCGTTCATAAGGCGAGCAACTCGTTCTACCGGGTGCTTTCGGCCGACGCGTTTCGGGCCGAAGGGCTGAACATTCACGCGTTGCTCTTCGACGAGCTCCACGCCCAACGTGACCGCCGTCTTTGGGATGCCCTCCGCTACGGTGGTGCAGCTCGTCGGCAACCGCTGCTGCTCTCAATCACCACGGCCGGCTACGACCGCAAGAGCATTTGCTGGGAGCAACACGCCTACGCGGAGCGGTGCATTGCCGATCCGACGTTCGACCCCGCGTTCTACGGCTGCATCTACGCGGCCGGCCCCAAAGACGACTGGAAAGATCCGGCGACGTGGCACAAGGCAAACCCGTCGCTGGGCCAGACGATCACCGAGGAATCTTTTGCGGCCGACGCCCGCGAGGCTGAGCAAAGCCCGAGCAAGCTCAACGCGTTTTTGAGATACCGGCTCGACGTGTGGACCACGCAGGACGTGAGGTGGATTACTCCCGACGCGTGGGCCAGGTGCGGCGCGCCGCTACGGGACGATCTGGAAAAGCGAACGTGGTACGCAGGCCTCGACCTAGCGTCGACCACCGATCTTTCGGCGTTCGTGCTTATCAGCCAGGACGATGACGGGACGTTCGATGTCATGCCGTTCTTCTGGGTGCCGATGGAAGGGGCTCAGGCCCGCGCTCAGAAAGACCGGGTGGACTACCTCGGGTGGATTCGGGATGGGTTCATCCGAGCCACCGATGGCAACGTCACTGACTACGACGTTATCAAAAGAGACATTGTTGAACTGTGCCAGAAATACAACGTCAAACAGGTGGGTTTGGACCGATGGAACGCCACGCAGCTAGCCACGCAACTGCAAGGGGAAGGCGTGGAAGTCGTAGCGTTTGGGCAGGGGTACGGCTCAATGTCGAGCCCCTCCAAGCAGTTTGAAACGCTCGTTCTCTCCGAGAAGATGCGTCACGCGGGGCATCCGGTTCTGTCGTGGATGGCGGCCAACGTCGCTGTTCAGAGCGACCACCAGGGCAACATCAAGCCGAGTAAAGCCAAGAGCACCGAACGCATCGACGGCATCGTTTCGCTGGTCATGGCCCTCGGGAGTCACGCCACCGCCGCGAAACAGCCCGACGTAAACTGGGACATCCAATGGCTGTGACCACCGAAGACGGCGTAATCATCAACGACCGCCGAGGCGAAGACCCCTGGAAGGTCCATGAGTTCCGCTCTGCGGAATGGGCTTTTGTCGGGGCCAACAAGACGCCCTCGGGTGTCCGCGTCACGCCCGAGACGGCCCTGAAATGCTCTGCGTTCATCGGGTGCGTCCGCGTCATTTCCGAAACCTTGGCATCTTGCCCGCTCAACCTCGTCGAGGAAATGCCAAACGGCGGCAGGCGGATGGCCAAGGAACAGCCGCTGTTCTCAATCCTCGGCCGTCGCCCGAACAACTGGCAGACGCGGATGGAGTTTGTGGAGACGATGACGGCGCTATGCTGCATGTACGGAACAGCGTTCGCCCTCCGCGTGCCCGGTGCTCGAGGTGCGTACGACCAACTGGTGCCGCTCCACCCGAGCCGCATGACGGTGAAGCTCAACGACGATTACTCGCTCTCCTACGAGTACCGCCAGCCGGGCACCGAACGGCAGATCCCGTATCAGCAGAACCAGATTTTCCGCCTGCCGTTCATGTCCACAGATTCGATGACGGGGCTCCAGCCGCCGTCGATGCTCCGCGACGCCATCGGCCTGGCCCAGGCCCTCGAGCAGCACGCCGGGGCGTTCTTTGGCAACGGTGCCAAGCCGGGCGTAGTGTTCACCAACGATAACGCGATGCCGCAGGAAGCCATTGAACGTGCCCGTGAGTCGTGGGAGCGAATGCATCGTGGCGCGGATCGTGCATTCCGCACGGCGTTTTTGCCGCAAGGCACCAAGCCGGTGGAGATCGCCGCGGCAAGCAACGAGCAAGCTCAGTTCCTTGAGAGCAGGCAGTACCAAATCATCGACGTGGCGCGGTACTTCCGCGTGCCTCCGCATCTGCTCCAGGATCTGACGCGGGCCACCTACAGCAACATTGAGCAGAACGGCATCGACGCTCTCACGTACTGCATTTCGCCGTGGGCCGAACGCTGGGCCGGCGCGATTCAACGCGACCTCATCAGCCTGACGCTGCCGGAGAACTACTGTGCAGATTTCGACCTGCGTCGGCTTTCGATGGGCGATTCGGCAAGCCGGACAACCTACTACCGGGAGATGCTGAACATCGGCGCCATCACCATCGACGAAATCCGAGCCATGGAAGGGCTCAACCCGGTGGAAGAGGGCGGTGATGAACGGTTTATGCAGCTGAACATGACCACTGTCGACCGGATCATTAACCCGCCGCAGGCTGCACCGGCCGCTGACGAGTTTGCCCTGGACACTTCTGGTCCAGGTGACGAGGCCAGCGAGGCCGATGAGCCCGCGGAGTCAAGCGTTGGCCAGCCGGTCGATGACTCCGAACAGGCCGAAATGCTTCAGGAGAACGGCAATGGAACGTGAACTGCGCTGCATCAGCGTTGACGACATCCCCGAGGCCGAGCTGCTGGTGGAGACGCGGGCTGACGGCCGGCCCGCGATCCGCGGCTACGCCATCGTCTACAACCGGCTTTCGCAAGACCTCGGCGGATTCCGCGAGCGAATCATGCCAGGGGCGTTCGACAAGGTGCTCGACCGCCAGCGAGCCCGTGTCGACCTCGTGAGCTACTTCAACCACGACCCCAACATGATGCTCGGGCGGGAATCGTCGGGCACGCTTGAGGTGTTCCGCGACGATAAGGGCATTGGCTACGTGGTCACGCCCCCGGCGACCCGGGCCGATGTCATGGAGCTCATTTCCCGGCGCGACGTGAAGGGCAGTTCTTTCGCGTTCCAGGTTGCTTCCGGCGGGGAATCGTTTTCAAGCGATTCGGCCGGGCCGATCCGAGACGTTCGTGAGGCTGCCGGCCTGTACGAAATGGGGCCAGTTGTGTCGCCGGCTTACGTGCAAACCAGCGCCATGCCGGCCATTCGCTCGCTCCAGGCGTGGCAAGAGAGCCAGCGGGTGGTCGTGCCCGCTCCCGTTGAGGCTCGCTCGGTGATTCACCGGATTGCCACCATGTGGGCCGAGGTGCTGCGGAATGCCTGACGACAAGCGCGACTGCAAGAGTTGCGGCGAGCGGATGCGAACACGCACCAGCAAGCCCTACGGCGCCGAGCAACTGCGGTACATGCAGTGCAAGCGGTGCGGCAACACGTGCCGCTGCGTCGTAAAAGCCTCTTCGATTTGGCGTCGGCAACGCTGACAGCGTTGTACCGTACAACCTTCCGCCCCTCTGCGTTCTGCAAGGGGCCATGTCTCCAGCCATAGCGTGTGACTAATCGCACACGCGCGGGCCGTTCGCCCGCAACCACGGCAGGAGTCTCACATGGACCGCATGGCCGCCCTCGAGAACGAAGCAGCCGAAGTCACCGCCCGCCTCGACGCCGTTCGGGCTATCGAAGGTGACGCCGACGTGATCGCCGCCCGCGACCTCGAGCTGGAAACGCTCTGCACTCGCGCCGCCGGCATCCAGAAGGGCCTGGCGTTCGAGCGGAAGGTGGCCGAGTCGGCCGCGGCTCTCCGCAAGACGGTTGCCGTGAGCGCTCCCGCCCCGGCGGCCCCCGAGCAGCGTTCCGAGATCCGGCCCCTGCCCTACGCGCAGAAGCCGAAGTATTTCGATTCGCATGAAAACGCCTACCGCTCCGGCAAGTTCATCCAGGCCAAGTTCCTCAAGAACGAGGAAGCCCGGCAGTGGTGTGCGGAGCACGGCGTCGAGGCCCGCGCCGTTGTCGAGAGCAGCAACTCGACCGGCGGTTTCACCATGGTGGACGAGTTCTCCACGAACCTCATCCGCCTAGTCGAAACCTACGGCGTTGCCGCCCGCGTTCTCCAGCGTGAGGTGATGACCACCGACACCAAGCTGGTGCCGAAGCGGCTCACCGGAACCACGGCCAGCTGGATCGGTGAGAACACCGAAATCAGCACGACCGACCCGACCGGCACCATGGTCCAGCTGGTCGCCAAAAAGCTTGGCGTGGGCACCAAGGTTTCCAACGAGGTGCTCAACGACGCCAACGCGGTCAACGTGGCCGACTGGCTCCTGCAAGAGTTCGCCACCGCCGTGGCTCTCGCTCAGGACAACGCGACGTTCCTCGGTGACGGCACGTCAACTTACGGCGGCATGTGGGGCATCGTCCCCAAGATCGGCAACTCGGCCTACTCGGCGTCGGTCGTGACGGCGGCCAGCGGCCACACCGGAGCCACGACGCTGACCCTGGCCGACTACGAGGCGGTTCTTGCCAAGGTTCCGCGGTACGTGTTCGAGCGTGGCAACCCGGCGTGGTATTGCCACCACGCCATCTATCATCAGTCCATGCAAGTGCTCGGCCTTAGCGCCGGCGGTAACTCCATCGACACCATCAACAACGGTGCCGGCCTCCAGTACCGGTTCCTCGGCCTGCCGGTGATCCCGGTGCTCGTCATGGATTCCACCACGACTACCGACGCCAGCAAGATCAAGGTGCTGTGCGGAGACATGGGGCTCTCCTCGATCCTCGGCTCCCGTCAGGAGTTCTCGCTCCGCATGACCACCGAGCGGTACATCGAGCTCGACCTGGCCGCGTGGTACGGCACGGGCCGTTACGACATGGTTCACCACAGCCTCGGTGACACCAGCACCCCCGGCCCGGTGATCGCGCTCAAGACCGCCGCCTCCTGATCAGCACTCTCTCTAGGAGTTTTCCTCATGCATCACATTGCAGCCACGAAGACGGATACCAAGGCGGCGGCGAGCGTTGCGGCTTCCGCTACGCACAGCCACGAGATCGACACGCTGGCCTACGATTTCGCCTCCATCGACATCGTGTTCAGCCCGTTCACGGCGGCCACCGCGACCGCGGCGAGCGTGCTCAAGCTCCAGCAGAGCGACGCTTCCGGCTCCGGCCAGGCGGATGTCTCTGGCTTTGTCGGTGGAACCAGCTTCACCATCGGTGCCGGCACGACCACGGGAGCCAACAACGGCTACACCGCTCGGTTCAACGTCGACCTCCGCGGCAAGAAGCGCTACCTGACCGTCGTGGCCAGCCCCGGTAACACCGTTGGCGTGGCCACCGTCGCCCGCCTCGGCCGCGGCGAGCAGGCCCCGACCGACGCCACCAGCGGAAACGTTGTGGCGTGGGTGAGCGGCTGAACGCTTGACCACTAGTCCACAGTAACGCCCAAGAGCGGGCGGCGGGGTGCCCCCCGTCGCCCGTTTTCTTTTGGGCCACATGATGTTTGTCAAAGTCGGCGGAACAGATGTCGAGGTGCGAGTCGAGGCGGTTCTCTCAATGCCTCGGCTCTCGTTCACGGCCAACCATTTCGCGTGGGCAAAGGCCCTGATCCCCCTCGGCATCAACCCAACTATGGGCACAGGTGCGTTCTGGGGACAGGTAAACACCCGCGTGATGGAGCGGATGATCGACAAGAACGAGTATCTGCTGACCATCGACTACGACACGTTTTTCACGCGGGAGGACGTCGAGCATCTGTTTGCCCTGGCCATGACGTTTCAATGCGACGCCCTGACCGGCTTGCAGACGAAACGGGAGGACGGGCGGCCAATGCTCACGGTTCTCGGCACGCTCGACAAGCTCGAGGAGGGGGACAAGACATCGCTGCCGGCGTCGTGGTTTGCCTCGCCCGTTCAAGAGGTCGACACGGCCCATTTCGGCTGCACGGTGATTTCAACAGCGGCGCTGAAGCGATGCAAGAAACCGTGGTTCTGGAGCAAGCCAGGCCCGGACGGCAGATGGGGCGACGGGCGAACAGACGAAGACATCTGGTTTTGGCGGAATTGGCGGGAGAGCGGCAACCGGGTGTTTGTCTCGCCTCGGGTGACGCTCGGCCACGGCGAGTATGTGGCGGTGTGGCCCGGGCAAGACCTCAACAAGCCGGTGTTTCAGTGGACAACGGAGTTCGCTGAAAAGGGCGAGAAGCCGGCAGGATCGTGGAGTGCTCCATCATGACATTGGTACGCATCAGATTTCTCAGGCCCTGGCAGCGTTACGCCCAGGGCGACGTGGCTACGGTCGACGAGCGGTTTGCCGAGATCTGGATTCGGCAGCGGATCGCCGCCCCGGAGCCCCAGGAAGCCCTCGTAGAGGCCGCAGTGATGGAGCCGGCTGATGTCCGCACCGCCGACCTAACGCCCCGCAGGAGGCAACGTCGATGAAATGGCGCTCCCTAACGCGTTCCATCCAGCCGGCCGTCGAGCCGGTGAGCCTGCTCGAGGTCAAACAGCACCTCCGCGTCGATCACGAAACCGACGATTCCTACATCGCCGCGCTGATCACGGCCGCCCGCGAGTGGGCCGAGGTCTACCTCGACCGCACGCTCGTCACGACCCAATGGACGATGCGGATGGATTCGTTCCCGACAATGGCTCGCCAGCTGAGCGAGGCGTACCAGGACCGGACGTTCATTGCGACTCAGCTCAACGTCCGGGCCGACATCTTTCCGCCCGACATCGAGCTTCCCCGCCCGCCGATGTCGACGAGCAACACGACCGCCACGATTTCCTACCTGACCGACACCGGCACCAGGACAACGATGCCGACAGATCAGTACCGGGTGGACAGCGATTCCACCCCGGGCGTCGTTCGGCCGCTCTACGCCGGCACGTGGCCGGCTCACCGTGTCGATCAAAACAGCGTGGTGATCACGTGGTACGCGGGGTACGGCGATTCCGGCCAGAGCGTTCCGCGGCAGATCCGCCACGCCATCATGATGCTCGTCGGCGTGTGGTACGAGGTCCGTTCGGGCACGATGAACGGAACCTACGCCGAGCCCCCGTACAGCATCAAAACGCTGCTCGATTCCTGCCGATGGGGCGGATACCAGTGAGGTGAGCCATGCCGATTGATCCGGGCAAGTTCTGGGCACGCGTGACGCTGGAAACGCCCACGGCCACGGCCAATAGCCTTGGCGAGCCGGTGTTGACCTGGTCGACGTTTGCCACGGTGTGGGCCAACGTGGAACCGCTCAGCGCCCGCGAGGCGATCCACTACGGCGAGGTCATGGGGATCATGACGCACAAGGTAACGATGCGTTACCTCGACGGGCTGACTTCGGCCATGCGCGTCGACTACAAAGGCCGGAAGCTGGAGATTGGGCAGATCAACGAGCGGGAAAGGCTCTTCTACCATGAGCTCATCGCCACCGAGCGGAGAACGGACGCATGAGCCTTGCCGCAGAGTTTCCAGAGCTTCTGATCTACGGACTGCTGACAGCAAACGCCAGCGTTTCCGCAATCGTGGGAACAAAAGTGTTCCCTGGCTTAGCACCGATGGGCACGGCTCTGCCGATTGTGATCTATCAACGGACCTCAAGCGACAGGGTTCACTCCATCACCGGCCCAGTCGGTGTTCCGGTTGTCACCATTCAAGTGACGAGCTGGGGGACAAGCTACGAGAACGGAAAGCAGCTGTCCCGTGCAATCCGATTGGCACTGGACGGTTATTCTGGAACGTCTGATGGCGTGACCGTGCAAAGAGTCACGCTCACGTCCGATTCGGATGTGTTTCAGATGCCTCAAGACGAGCAAATGGTGCCGTATTACGGCGTGTCGCAAAACTACGAGTTCCGTGTTGTGGAGACCGTATGAGCGACAATTTCCTTCAGTTTGATTTGAGCGTTGGCGATCACGCTCCGGTTGAGTTTGATTTCTCGCAGATCCGGGTTTTGCAGGATCGTTTGCGCGAGTTCCCTGACAACATTTGCCGCAAAGAAAGCATGCTTGCGGTTCGACGGGCAGGCAAGGTGGGGCGCATAGCCCTTGAAGCGCGAGTGCGTCAGATTGGCAGAAAGACAGGCAATCTGCTCCGCGCCGTTGCGATGAAGACCAAGTACTACAAAAAATCACGGTTGCCTGTGGCGGTGGCTGTGATCGGATACAGAAGAAGCGGGACAGGTGACAGCAAGAAAGTTCCAGGCGGCCAAATCCGAATAGGAAATGACCGGGCGTTTCATTCCCACCTTGTGGAGTTTGGGACGAAACGGAGATTTCCCGGGAAAAGTCGCAAAATCGCCCGTGAACGGATCACGGCAAATGGGCGTACGACCACCAAATACACGCGAGTCAAAGAGCAGGCCAACGCCAGTTCTGTGGTTATGTCTTCGTGGAACACGGGCGGCCCTTTTGGAACAACCAAAACGGGCACCCACCCGCGGTATCCGTTTGCGTTCATTGCTCGAGTCGACCCAAACAAGGGGCTGGGGGCTATGCCGGCTTTTCACCCAGTGAAACGAGCGTTTGACTCCTCTTCGGCAATCATGGGGCGAGTGCTTCACGAAGCGATGGAAGACGCCATTGTGAGGGCAACCAAGAAGCTCACGAAGAAGCCTGGATAACTGCAAGTCTGCCGGGGGTGAGCCATACGGTGGGGGTTGGCGGAAGTGCCGCCGCAACCCATCGGAGAGCGCCTCATGGCAGCAGATTCGCAGGGCAATTCGTTCGTGTTTGCCGGTACGACCTACACGGCGACAAACGTCCAGATTTCGGGTTCCACCAACGAGCTTGACGGCTCGCACATCGGTCAGGCCTCCGGCTCCAAGCGGCTCCTCCAGGCGGCCGCGCTCCAAGAGTCGGACGAGATCACCCTCGATTACTTCGGCTCGGCCCTTGTTGCTCGAGGCACGACCGGCACGCTGACCATCGGCAGCTACACGGGGACCGCCACGTGCTATTCGTCCAGCCTGACCTATGCCGTAGGCGAATTGGTCAAGGGCAACGCCACGTTCAAGTGCTCCTGATGAGGAGCGGTTATGCCATTCCATTCGCAGGGCACAACCGTCACGTGGGGCAGCGTTACGCTCGGTGAGGTTACGACCGTTTCGGTGGACGGGCTGTCTGCCGATTCAGTGGAAACGACCTCCCGCACTTCTTTAAGCCGCGTCAAGTCGTTCCGCCCGGGGGACGTTGACTACGGCACGGTGTCGCTGACTCTCCGCGGCACCAACGGCATGTCGACCACCAACGTTGGCGCCACTGCTACGCTGACGATCAGTGGCCCCGGTGTGTCGTGGACGCTGACGCCCGCGATGTATCAGGGGCTCGGGTGGAGCGCCGGCGTGGGCGAGCTCCAGGCCTACAACCTCACATTCAAGGTGGGCTGATGTCATTGACCAAAGACGCGATCCTCGCGGCCGACGACGGGAAGTTGCTCAAGGTGGCCGTGCCGGAATGGGGCGGGGATGTCTACATCCGCGTCATGACCGTGGGCGAGCGCGACGCCTACGAGCTCGAGTACCAGCGGAAAAAGACCACCGGAATGGATGACTTCCGTTCCAAGTTCCTGGCCAAGTGCCTCTGCGATGAGCGAGGCCAGCGGATCTTTGGCAACGGTGACGTTGAGCAGCTGGCAGCCAAGAGCGCCAAGGTGGTTCATCGCCTCTGGGAAGCGGCGATGAAGCACAACGACCTTGACGAATCGAAGATCGAGGAACTGGCAAAAAACTGAAAGCCCGTCCAGACCGGGTGTTTTTGTTTCGTCTGGCCGGGCATCTTGGAAAGACCCTGAAAGAGCTTGGAGAGATGGAGCTCGACGAGTTTCGCGAGTGGTGGGCCTACTGCCGATTCGTGGAGCCGTTTGGGCGGGAATGGCATCAAGCAGGGACGCTGGCCGCGGCGGCTGTCGCTCCCTACTGCACACGCGGCAGGGTGCCGAAGCCGGAAGACTTCATGCCGATTGAGTCTCCACCGCAGACGATGGCCGAGATCGAGGCCGAACTGGCAAAGCTGAAACGGTCGTGACGCATGGCAACAATTGGCCTCGGATTTGTGCTCTCGGCAAACGCCACAAAACTGGCGAGTGGCGCCAATTCGGCCGCGGCTGCGCTGTCCAAGATTGGCGATGCTGCCAAGCGAACGTCGCGCGATGTGTCGGACCTAAAAACCATCGAGCTTGGCAAGTTGCTTGGCGGCGGGATCGCCGCTGTCGGCAACACGCTGGCCAACCTCGGTAGTTCAATGGGCTCCTACGCGATTGGCGTGGCCAACGCAGCCGACGCCACCAACGACCTGGCTCAGCGGACTGGCATAGGCGTGGAGGCTCTCCAGTCGCTCCAGGTGGCCGCAAAGCTGGGGGGCGTTGACGACGCCACGGCAGCGTTTCAAAAGATGGGCGTTGCCATCGGAAAGGCCATTGAAAACGGCGACGCTTCCGACTTTGAGAAGATCGGCTTGAACTTCCAAGAGCTTGCCGTGATGGCCCCGGAAGACCAATTCCGGGCAATCGCCGCGGCCATTTCTGCCGTCCCCGGCGAAGCAAGCCGCGCCGCTGCGGCTGTGGCCATTTTCGGCAAGAGCGGTGCCGAGCTGCTGCCGTTCCTTGCCAACCTCGACGGCGTCGAGGAACGAGCCCGGCGGCTCGGCGTGGTGCTCTCCGAGAAGCAAATCGGCAACATCGGCGGCATGAACGACGCCCTCGACCTTGCCCGCAAGTCGTTCGACGGCATCACCGGCCAGGTGGTGGCCAACCTTGCCCCGGCCGTCACGTCGATGGTGGAAGAGTTCCTGGCGTTTGTCGAGGCGTTTGGCGGTGAAGGCGGATCGGGGCTGGCCAACGCCGTGACGGCGGCGCTGTTCGACGGCGCCCAGATGCTGGCTGAGGTGTTTGACCGGTTCTCCGCCCAATTTGCGGATTGGCTCGGGAGCTTTGAAACGTTCGGCTTGGCTCTCACGACAACCGCCGAAACATTCTCGGTGATCGGCAACGTCATTACGGCGGTAGCCGAAACGCTCCGCGGGGTGTTCAACGTCTTTGAAGCCGTAGGCAATACGCTCATCGGAAGCCTCGGCATGGCGGTGGAGCACCTCGGGTGGGCGTTTGGCAACGACAAAGCCGAGGCGTTTGGCAAAGAGCTTGCCGACTCGGCCGCGGCTCAGTTGCGAAAGAACGTCGACCAGGCCGGCGAAGCCTTTGGCAATGCTGGGGGCGCAGCGGCTGCTGCGTTTTCGGACGCCGAAGCAGGAGCGGCCGGTGGCCCCGGCGCCGCTGCTCGAGGTGTCGCTGCGGCCCGCGCTCGGTTTGCGGAGAAAGACGATCCCGCGGCCAAGGCCAAGCGGGATGCAGAGGCCAAGCTTGAACGCCAGCAGGCCTTGCTCAAAAAGAAGATGGACGACGCGTTGGTGAAGGTGAAGGCCGACCAGGCCCAGCGAGAAAAGGCCGCCGAGGCTGCCAAGAAAAAGGCCCTCAAGGACGAGGCCAAGATGCAGGAGCGGGTGAGCAACGCCGGTAAGTTCCGCGGTGCCAACGCCGCAATGCTCGACAAGAAATCCAGCGCCGCCCTTCAGGCCAACGACATCCGCACAAGCGAGGGCATCTCCCAATACCTCGCTCTGGCCACGGGCCGGGAAGATCCGGCCGTGGAGGAGTACCGCAAGCAACACGCCACGCTGATGCAGCTGCTGGCCGAGCAGCGAGCCCAGCGGACGGCGAACGCCGAAATCCTCGGAGCCGGCGCAGCATGAGCGTTATCAGCACCACTGAAAAAGCCGACGTGAGTGCCAGCCGCAAGTTTGGCGAGGCGCCGGTGTTTACCCGTTCGTGGATTGTCGAGGTCGACGACCCGACAACGCCGCAGACGCTCATCAGCCAGGCCCCCGGCGTTGTGTTCCTCGATAGCCACCCCGAGGCCGGCTATTCCCGGGCCATCGACGTGCGGGTGGAGAACTACAGCGGCTCGAGGTGGCACTACCTCGTGACGTGGCAGTACGAGGTGCCCAAGGTCCAGAACACCACGCAAAACCCGCTCAGCCGGCCGGACGTGTGGAAGTTCACTACGGGCGGGATGAGCATCCCCGCCCTCTGGTACTACAACTCCAGCAACCAGCGGAAGACGCTGGTAAACACGGCCGGCGATTTCTTTGAGGGGGCGATGACCGACCTTTCAACGTTGTCGGCCCACATCAGCGGCAACCGCTCGACGTTCAATTACGCCGTGGCCACGGCGGTGACAAACACGCTCAACGACGCCGCCTACATCGGCGGGGCTCAATACTGCTGGAAATGCGACGGCATCAGCGGCGAGCCTGCGGTGGAGGTGGTCAACGAGCAGGAGATCCGTTACTGGAAGGTCGAGGTGTCGCTCACGTACCGGCCGGACGGCTGGCCGATGCTGCTACCGAACGTCGGCTGGAACTACGTCAGCGGCGGCCAGAAAAAGCGAGTGTATGTTTACGACCCAGACACGGGCGACAAGATCGCCTCGGCCAATCCGCAGCCGCTCAACTCCGATGGCTCCCTGGCCACGTCCTACGTGGGCGAATCCAACCCGCCCGATATTCTCACGCGTCGCGTCCATGCGGCAGTGAACTTTGGCTCCTATTTCGGCTATCCGACTTTCTGAGGACAGACCATGCCAGACATCAACTACTCGGTGAGCGTGAACGCCAGCAAGGGGCCGCTAACGCAGATGTTTGCGGCCTCGGGCGTGACGGCTGACATGGCCGCCACCGGGCTCTACGCGGTAAGCCTGACGCTCGGCACAGCCGTCACGACGGTTTCCACGGCCTCGCTCTCAAGCGTGGGGGTGTGTGTGGCCCGGGCGCTCTCCACGTCCACCGTTTCCACGCAGACGGTGTCCTTTGGCCGCTACGCGGGCGGCACGCTCTATGAGTCCATGACGCTGCGTCCTGGCGAAGCGGCCGTCTTGCGGCTCGCTGCGGGCTCCTACGCGGCCAAGGCGTCGGCTGAAGGGCTGCCGCTCCTGCTCCAGATCCTTGAGGGCTGACGCATGGGCGAGGGTGCCGGCAGCGATTACGTGCGGTTCTCGCGTTCTGCTGGCCAGCGGATCGCCAAGGCCGTCATTGCCGTTGAGAACGGCAGCAGGGACCAGGACGCAATCACGTTCCGCCCTGCCCTCGGCGTGCCGGCCAAGGTGTTTCGGATGGGAACGTACGGCACCAACTCGTGGGCTGTCGACACGTCACAAACGATCACGTTCCTGAGCTCCACCAACACGGCCACGGTCTACAACGTCTTCGGGGCGCTGCCCACGGCGGCGAGCTCAAGGCAAGTGGCTTTCGCCAAAGACGGCACAGCGTGGTATCTGCTCCAGGCCCGTTGCCCGTGAGGTGATGCGATGGCTTTCGGACTGGGGATTCCTTGTGGAGCGTGTGGATGCACTGAAAACCCATGCCCTCCATTTGATTACACAGCCATAGGCTACAACGAAGCCAATAACAGCACATGGCTGGCGCAGTCGTTCGTTGTCCCAGCCGGAGGTATCACGCTGACTTCGGCAACGCTTAGCATTGCCGGCTACGACCCTTTGGCGGGAACGCTTCCTCCCGGTTCGTACGCAAATTATCCGCGTTCAAGAATCTACGGCAACGAGGACGGAACAGGTGTATATGCCGGCAATGTGAGACCGGCTGTTGGTTCTCTTGCAACCCTCACTGCGCCCGCTATTGGCTCGTTGGGGAACGCTACATGGACGTTTACGCACTCTGGGTATTCGCTTACTGCCGGTTTGCGTTACTGGATAAGTCTCGAAAAGAATGGCTATTGGAATTACTACCAAAGTTCCATAACGCCGCCGTTTGTTGGTCTTCCAGACGGATATTGCGAAGGACCAGGAATATCGTTTACGACAACCGCCGGCGCGGTGTGGGTGTTTGCTACCACGTATTCCGAAACTCCATTCCTTTTAACTGTCAATTGACATGCCTGTACGACGCGCAAAAACGTCCGTAAATGCACAAGGCTTTCGTTGCGTGTCGTGCGAGTGTGGCTACTCGCCTACCGACCCTCAAGCAATGTCCCTGCACGATTGTTCTTTGGCGCCAAGAAAACCCTGCGGTCCCGGCTGCCAACTCCGCCGCTCGCTGGCATGGTGGGGCATCCGCGACAACGGTTCCTGCGGCTGCGACTCCTATGCGGCACAGATGGACGCATGGGGCCAAGACTGCTGGGCGCACCTTGAGGAGATCGTGGAACACCTCCGCGGCGCCGCCGCAGCCAAGGGCCTGCCGTTCCTTGCTACGGCCGCGAGAATCATGGTTGCCCGAGCCATCGACGCTGCAAAACAGGAGCAAGCCCATGGCCAAAAAGCCGAGGCCGAAGCCAGAGCGTCGGACGTGGGACGGGCTTAACGACGACGACGTGACGGGCGCCGACGAGGCCGAGGATGCCATGCCGATTGAGTTCGGGCGCAAGACCAAGGAACCAAAGCGTGGCAAAGACAAAGACAAACCGGGCGGCAAGTAGCTCCCTGGCCGACGCGATCCGCGCTAACGTCCCGCCCCCGCCACGGCGCACGCTCCCCTGGCACGAACGAATCCCGGCCGACGTGCTGGCCGAGCTCGAGCAAGTGAAGCGGGAGCACCGGGCCGGCAAGCTCCCCGGCACTCGCGTGGCGTTAGCCATGACCATCTCCGAGCAGCTGCGGCTCCGCGGCCTGTCCGAAGTAGGCCTGCAAGGAGTTTCTGCATGGCTCAGAAAAAGCTGATCGACGCCGTCCGCGAGGGTGCCGCCGAGCAGGACAACCTCGACCGCGACGCAGAGTTAGCCCGGCTTCGTGCCGAGGCCGCCGGGCTCCGCAGTAAGTACAAGGCCGCTCTGAGCCGCATAGACGCCGAGCGGGCTCGGGCCGACGCGATGGCAGGCCTCCGCGGGATCGCCCCGCATAGGGCACGCCAGAGGCCCGGCAAGGCAAGACGGCACGCCGCCACGATGGTCGTGCTTCTCTCTGACTGGCACGTCGAGGAACGCGTCGACCCGGCCACCGTGAACGGCCTCAACGACTACAGCCTTGAGGTGGCCGACCAGCGGATCGCTGAGCTTGGCGAGCGGCTCGCCGTCATGCTCGAGCACGAACGCAGGTTGGCGGATATCCGCCGTGTGGTGGTCTGGCTTGGTGGTGATTTCCTCAGCGGCCACATCCACGACGACACTGCCGAACTCGCTCAGCTGGCCCCCCTCGCGGCCACCCGCTGGGCCGGGGAGCGAATCCGGGGATTCCTCGACGCCGTCGCCGGCCAGGCCGACGAGGTGATCGTTGCGACCAATTCGGGCAACCACGGCCGCAGCACAGAAAAGCTCCGCATCGGCACCGAGATGGAGCATTCGTTTGAGCAGCACCTCTACCTGACGCTGGCCGCGGCTGAGACGAAACCAAACGTCCGCTGGCACGTCGGCACCGGCTATCTCAACGTGCTCGACCTCGATGGATTTCGCGTCCGGTTCCACCACGGGCATGCGGTGAAGTTCCAAGGCGGGATCGGCGGCATCCACGTGCCGCTCAACAAGAGCATTGCCGCGTGGGATGCCACGCTCCGCGCCGATCTCACGTGCCTCGGACACTGGCACCAGTTCTCTTGGGGCCGATCCGGTCGCTACGTCAGCAACGGCTCGGTGATTGGACACTCGGCCTACGCTGTCCGAATCAAAGCCGCCTACGAGCCCCCGTGCCAGGCGTGCGTGGTGATCGACCATGAGCGGCATGAGACGACCAAGGCTTTCCCCCTGTTCTGCGACCGCGACCTGAGGAAGAAATGAGCGACGGGACTACTGCCAAGTTTGGCACCGGTGCGGTTCGTAGCGACGCTGTCGAGTCGTTTCGCTACGACCTTGTTTCGCCAATCGGTCTTCGTGAAATAGCCCGAGCCTGTGCAGAAGGGGCCGAGAAGTACGGCGACTGGAACTGGGAAAAGGGCATGCCGGTTCACGACCTTTTGAACCATGCAATTGCCCACATCTATCAGTTCCTTTCCGGCGACCGCAGGGAGCCGCACCTCGGCCACGCGGCGTGGAATGTGTTGGCCGCAATCCACTCAGACGAGCTGTGGCCGCACCTCAACGAAGCCACGCTCCGCGGGCCAGGATGTGTTCCGCCCTTGCAGGAGAAGCAGCCATGCCCGAGCTCCAGCCCCTCACCGCTGACGACCTCGTGCGGATCGAGCATCGAGCGCGTCGATTTCAGGGAGCGTGGACCGGCACCAGCGGCACGCTCGCAGCCGACGTGATGCGATTGCTTGCGGAGCGAGGTAGGTTGCTCTGCGTGATCGCCCACATGGAAAACAGCAGACCGCTCCCCGACAAATAGCCTGGCGTTTTCTCCCTTTCCGCCGGCCGCGCCGCCTCCACCGTCTCCTCCCGGTGGGGGCGGTTGCGTTTAGCTGGCCAGCCAGCGCAGCAGCAGGGCCACAGGAATCGTCACTGGAAGCCACGCGATGATCTGACGGGCCGTCATGGCTTGGTCTTCCTCGGTCGCCCTATTCCCGGCGTTGCCACGATCCTGGCAACATCCCGCCGGTGGACGAACACGGTGCCGTCGATCTCCACGCTCGGGACCGTGCCGGCCGCGATCAGCCGGTAGGCCAGGGCGCGGCTGACGCCGGCGAGCGTGGCCGCGGTGGACGGCCGGACGTAGTCGGTGGTGTTGATGCGAGGTGTCATTGGGCCTGCCTCCGCAGCCGCTTGATTGCCGGGCAGGCATCGTCCCAGCCGATTACGTCGCGGATCGCTCGGACGGTCGCCTTGGCAGACATGATGAGCCCTTTGCCGCAGGCATCGGGGCCGCTCGGGTGCGCGTAGTGCTCGGCGTCGTCAAGCAGTTCGGCAAGGTGCGGATCGTCGGCCGATACGACCGCATGCGAGCGGCACTTGCCCAAGTCGGCCGGGGTGTCGAGGGCTCGATCAAGGTGATCGGTGTAGAAGTAGGCTGGCACGCGGATTTTCTTGGATGCGGTCGTTGTCATCGTGTGCTCGTTTCTGTTGATGATTCGGGGTGGAAGTGGCTTTGCGCTTTTTCGCCGCATTTGGCATCGAGGCAGCGTGTCTATCTCGTGTTGAGTTGGCTCTCGGTGTTCGCATGTCAAAGAGTCCCACACCTCGGGCCCGTCAAATCCGCGGCGAAGATACTGCCCTGCCATCGTCGTTTCCTTGGTGTGGCCCGCCCGGCGAAGCGCCGGGCGGGTGGGGCGGGTCATCGGTCAACCGCTTCTATCATCGGACCTGCGGGGACGCACATTGTTGAAGGTCGGGAAAACCGAGAATGGCATCCAGAAAAAAAGCGCCGGGCGTTTTCGATAAACACTCCATCGTCCTCGATTCTGTCGCCCATCGCGCACGCCGCCCACAACAAATACCGCGCACCGTCCTTGTGCTTCGACAGGCAACGAAGCAATTCGCGAAAGGCTTTCATTGGCAAGCGATACCGCTCTGGCCCGCAAAGCCAGGCAAGCGCGCCTTCAAAAGTCGGACTGATTCCTGAAGAATCATGGCACTCACGAAAAAACGTGATAAACGCTTCGGTCGTTGAGTCGACGTATTTGTCTCTTTTGTTTTTCATTCTCCTGTCCCTTCGTGATCCACATCGGCCATTGTTTCAATCCACACTCGAGCCCCACACGGCAGAGGATTGTCGGGCGAGTAAATAACTCGGCACGGCCCGTGAATGACAACAGACTCGGCGTAGGTGTTTGCCCCCCTACTTTTTACGGTCAACACGGGGTTCCTTTCTCCGGTCTGGGCGTTCCGGCGGATGACGTGATTGTTGACATGAATAATTGTCTTGGGCATCGGCTGGCTCCGTTGCGATCAGTCACGGGCAAAGGAAGACACCAGAATATAGAACGCTGGAAAGCTGAACGACTCCGGTGATGCCACCACGCCCGGCGGGCACCATCTGGACACCGACTTTCCAGCGTTTGTCGGAACCCGCTGCATCTGGTATCCGCGATCCCGCAGAGCCTTTGCGGCCTTTCGCCCAGAACGACGGATAAAATCCTCTCGCTCCATATCGCGGCGAGTCATCCCAACCGCGGCAAGCGCTCTGTCAGTGGCGTTCATCTGTTCGTTTCCTTGGTGGTGTCGTGCTCGTCTGGTGTCAGTATAGACGATCGTCCATTGTGGTCAAGTGGGGTGAGGAAAGATTTTTTTGGGGGCGGTTTTCCGCGGGGAAACTGCCTATTCCGCCTCCGGCACGAACTCGGCGTCTGGTCCGCCCAGCTGCGGCAACCGGCTCACGGCAGTCTCTGCCGGCCGCACGATGGATGGATCAAGGTAGACCGCGGTCGTCCGCGGGTTGCTGTGACCGAGGTGGTCCGAGGCGTTGCCGCCAGCAGCTGCTAGGTACGAAGCCGAGCTCTTGCGGATTGAGTGCAGGCCCCGCACCTGGACGCCGGCCCGCTTGCGGAGCAGATCCCACGATGCGTAGAGCGAGTGAGGTTTGCCCGGGTAACGCCAGACCAGATCGCCCGGGGCACCGCGATGCAGCTTCAGTTGATCGGCCACGCTCTGGCTGATAGCCCGCACTATGTCACGGGATCGCCCCTTGCGGGTTTCCGCGAGGAACGTGACCTGGAGCCCCTCGAGGTCGACCTCGGACCAGCGAAGGCTCATCAAAGCCCCTCGGCGTTCGCCGGTCTCAAACGCTACGCGGATTAGCGTTCCCCAAAACCACGCCACGGGCAAGTCGCCGTACATCCGCCGTTTGCCGGTCGACGCCGCAGCCATGAGGGCCTGCATTGAGTCAACCGTTGCGGCCTTGGGCGTGCGGTGGACCAAATGTGTCCGGGGCAGGCTCGGGAACTGTTCCACAAGCCGTTTCTTGGCGGCAAAGGTCCACAGGGCGCAGATCTGCGCCTTGTCTTTGGCGACCGTGTTCGGCGAAATCGTTTTGCCACCACGTTTCGTTGACGTGTTGCGAAAAGCCAGAAACCGCGACACGGCGAGATCGTCAAAATCGGAAGTCAGCGGTTCCCGTCCAAGAAACCGCATCCAGTGGTCGATGGTGTTTGTGTAGATCACCACGCTGCGTGGTGTGAGCTGGTGAAGCGGTGCGTACCGCTCCACCAGCAGCTCCCTGACAGTCATGATCGTGTCCCCTGCTTAGCAAGTCGTGCGCGATTCCGCCCCGTGATGCCACGGGAACACGGCTCCTCCGCGCGACCGACAACAGAAGAAGCTAGCAGGGGTGTACACTTGTACTCCCATGCCCTCCGCTCCAAATTGGCCGGTTACGGGGACTGTACGCAGCCGCCGACCGGCCCATCCGAGGCACTCCGTTGCACATCTGTGCAGCGGGGTTAGCATGGGGGGATGGTCGTGGCTATCGAAGACACACAGGGCAGGGTTCTTGTATCGGTGCGTGAAGCAGCCGAGAAGTACCCGTGTTCGATGTCGTACATCCGCAAGCTGATCCGCACCGGCCGCTTGTTTTCCAAGAAAGTGCACGACCGAGCCAGCGTCGTTGACCTGGCAGAAGTGCTCGACATCGCCGAACGCAACGCCACAGGGCGAGAACAAAAGCGTTCCGAGCGGTTCTCTGCCAACTGATTTCTAGCCATTTATAGGCCTGAAATCGTTCTTTCCAGCGTCCTGGTGAATACCCCTTGACGATTGGTTCCGACGCTGCCTATGCTTCGCCCCACTGGTTCCGACATAGGAACCAGACGGTGCTTGAGGCTATCCCCTGACTCTCAGGAAGTTTCAAGCCAGCCTTGCCAATGAGGCTGCGATTGAAGGGGACACCTTGTTTTGCTAGCGGTGCTTGCATGGCCGCACGACCGGAATATCCTGCCTAGACAGAACTGAACGCCTGTTCACCAACCCGTTCGGAGGAGGAACGAGATGGACGCACACAAGAACGAGTACGAAGCCGCCGTCGCCGGCATGGCCGACATCTACGGCCGGCCGCTGCCAGAGCGGGGCGAGGCTGTCCGCGGCGTCAGTGCCGGCAAGAGGTGGAGCGGCACCTGCGTCCACTCTGACCAGTTCCGGCTGATCGTGGAGATCGACACCGAGTCGTTTGTGACGGTCCCCACGTCAGACCTCGAGCTTGATTGACGCCCGGCGCACGCTGCACGTGATGAGAGGACCGGCTGGCGGCAGGAGGCCGCAGGCCGGAAGGAGTGGTGCGGAGCACCAGTAGCAAGGACGCAACAACCACCCCGCCGAGCAGGACGCGAAGCGGGTTTTCTTGATTCCAGAAACCGGAAAAAGGGGGAGACGATGACAACAGGACTGACCACGACCGAGCCGCGGGGCCTCACGCTCCACACGGTCGACGAGGGGATGAAGTTCGGGAAGCTGCTGGCGTCTAGCCAGTTCGCGCCAAAGGATTTCAAGGGCCGGCCCGAAGACTGCCTGCTGGCAATCCAGCACGGGGCTGAGATCGGCCTCGGGCCGATGCAGTCGGTGCAGTCGATTGCCGTGATCAACGGCCGGCCGGCTGTGTGGGGCGATGCTGCCCTGGCACTTGTGATGGGCAGCTCGGTGTGCGAGTACGTGCGGGAGCGCGTCGAGGGCGAGAACGACCAGGCCGTGGCGACCTGCGAGGCCAAGCGGCGTGGCTACCCCACGGCAACGGTCGTGCAGTTCAGCGTGGCCGACGCAAAACGTGCCGGCCTGTGGGCGAAGCCCGGCCCATGGACGCAGTACCCCCGCCGCATGCTCCAGCTGCGGGCCCGCGGATTTGCCCTCAGGGACGGCTTCCCTGACGTGCTCAAGGGGCTGATCTGCAGTGAAGAGGCACAGGACTACCCTGCCGATGTCGTGGCCCCCGTGGCACCACAGAAGCCCGAGCAGCCGCGTCTCGAGTCGAAGCCCGTGGCGGCCGACGACCGGCTCGGCAAGGCGCGGCTGGCGATCAACTCGGCCTCGACCATCAAGCAGCTCGACCAGATCGCCAGGGCGATCAACGAGCGTCACGCCGAAGGCGTTTTCTCGGCGGCGAACGTCGACGAGCTGCTGAGCCTGGCCAACGGCAAGGCCGAACTGCTCCGCGGCGATGCATGGGAGGAGCAGCTCCATGTCGAAGCCTGACCAAGATCCCGCCAACGGCCCGTGGCGGCACTACATGGAGGACCAGGCCGAGCAGGACCGTAAGGCCAAGTTCATCCGAGACGAGGAGTTTGGGTGCTTTGCCCATGAGCGTGATTGGGAGTTTGCACAACTCCAGCAGATTTACGGCAAAGACAAAAAGCTGGCTGAGCTCGTCACAGCAGCGTTCTACGTCGGCAGGGCGAGCGCAAACCGGGAGCGGCCACACGCTCGGCGGATGGTGAGCGAGGCGTTGAACGCCTGCCACCTTCGCTACCAGAAAGCGGCGGCAGAGGCGTTCAGCGTGATCATGCAATCAAGGGGGGCGGAATGAACATTCCAGACGGGTGGCACTACGTGCCGCACGGCTCGCCAGAGCCGGTGCAGACGGTTGCTCCGATGATCGGCGGGCCGGCTGACGGCTCATACACCGACATCGGCAGCGTCGAGGAGTTGCCTGACCACCTCAAGGTGCTAGGCGAGCAGCACGTTCACTACTACGCCCTTGAGAACCGCGGCTGCTACGGGCTGACCGGCTACGCGTCGCTCTGGGTCTACGTGTTCGTCATGTCGGAGCGGAGGGCCCAAAAGTGATTGTGCATCTAGACAACAGCATTGATGGATACCGCCAGTTCATCGCCATCAAGCAGCTCCCGCGGTACGAGATTCACGGGCGAATGGCTGTAGTGCCAGACGAGTACGCCTCGCTGCTCGGGATTCACACCGAAGAGCCGGCCGCTGTGGGATACCGGGCAAAATCCGGCCTGTTCGACTACCAGCGGGACATCGTGCGGACGGCGATTCAAAAGCGGAAGTTTGCGATCTTCGCAGACTGCGGGCTTGGGAAAACGCTAATGCTTCTGGAGTTCGCTCGCCACGTGCGGAAGGCGTGTCCAGACAAGCCGACGCTGATCGTCTGCCCGTTGATGGTCGTCGGCCAGACGGTTGCCGAGGCGGCCAAGTTCTACGGCAGCAAGCTGCCCGTCGAACAGGTTGCCGCAAAAGACCTCGCCGAGTGGCTCACGAAGCCAGGCGGACGGCTCGGAATCACCAACTACGACGCTCTCCGCGACGACACGCCCGACGGCAACCTCGCCGGTCTAATCCTTGACGAGTCGTCGATGCTGAAGAGCCACTACGGGAAGTGGGGGCAGGTTTGTCTGCGGCTTGGAGCCGGAGTGCCGTACAAGCTGGCACTGACCGGAACGCCCGCCCCGAACGACCGGATCGAGTACGCCAATCACGCTGTGTTTCTCGACGCCTTTCCGAACGTTAACTCATTCCTGGCTCGTTTCTTCGTGAATCGCGGCCAGACAAATGAGCGGTGGGAACTCAAGCCGCACGCTCTGCGGCCGTTCTATTGTGCGTTGTCTCATTGGTGCATCTTCCTGACCGATCCGAGCACGTACGGATGGAAAGACAACGTCTCGACGATCCCTCCGATTCACGTCCACATTCACGACGTGGATCTCTCAGATGAACAGAACAAGGCCATTCAAGGCGAGACGGGCCAACTGTTCGTCACGAGCCTTGGGGGAATCACGAGCAGGGCGAAGCTGTCGCGAATGGCGAAGTGCGACCGCTCGACGAAGCCTGCTTTTATCCGTGACCTGATCGCGTCGTGGCCGGACGAATCAACGCTCGTGTGGTGCAAGTACAACGACGAGCAAGACATGCTGGCGGAAGTAATCCCAGGAGCTGCCAGCATTGACGGCTCGACACCTCCGGAAGAGCGTCAGCGGCTTGTCGATGACTTCAAGGCAGGCCGCGTTCGGGTGCTGATATCCAAGCCGAAGATCCTTGGCTTCGGCCTGAATCTTCAGGTCTGCACTCGGCAAGTCTTCTCCGGTCTTCAGGACTCTTACGAGGAATATTACCAGGCGGTGAAGCGTTCCAATCGTGTCGGCTCGACGCGGCCCTTGAACGTGCATATCCCGATCACCGAAGTCGAACGGCCGATGGTTGACAACGTGCTCCGGAAGGCACGTCGAGTGGATGCCGATACCCGCGAGCAGGAGGCTATGTTCCGTGACTCTTCTAAGTGACAAGCAACAATACGCCGTTCATCATGGCGACTGCATCCCCCACATGCTCGAGGTGATGCCTCCCGCCAGCGTAGATTTCTCCGTGTTCTCTCCGCCGTTCCCGAGCCTGTTTTCGTACACGTCGAAACCAGAGGACATCGGGAACAGCGAGGATCTCCGCGGGGAAGCCAAGCTCCACCTCGGGTGGTTCTACGCCGGCCTCCGTCGAGTGCTGAAGCCAGGGCGGGCGTGCATCGTCCACGTGATGCAGATTCCGCGGTTGAAGCGAAGCGGCGAAGTTGGGCTGCACGACTACCGCGGGATCAACATCCGAATGGGTGAGCGTGCCGGCCTCGTCTACGAGTACGACTGGGCCATCCGCAAAAATCCGCAGGCACAAGCGATTCGGACCAAGAGCCGAGAATTGCAGTTTTCGGGACTTGAGTCGGATCGAGCCCGGCAGCGTGGTGCTCTTGCCGACTATCTCATTAAGTTCCGTGCTCCAGGCGACAATTCGATTGCCGTTGACTCCGAGGGCGAAGTGTCGCGGAACGAGTGGATTGACTGGGCGGAGTGCTGCTGGGGCGACATTAAAGAGACGGACACGCTGAACGTCCGAGAGGCTCGCTCAGAGGAAGACACCCGGCACATTTGCCCGCTCCAGCTTGGCGTGATTGATCGCGTGGTGAGGCTCTACACGAATCCGGGGGAGCTGGTGTTCTCGCCTTTCACGGGCATCGGCTCCGAGGGCTACGTGTCGCTCCAGCGTGGTCGGCGGTTCTACGGCTGCGAACTCAAGCCGGAGTACCACTCCCAGGCCATGAAGAATCTCGCCAAGGCTCGGAAGGTTCACGAGCAGAACAGCAAAACCCTCTTTGACACGGTGACGGCATGACCACATTCAACGGTCAGACCTATTTCGATCTAGATGCCGGCGAACGTGCCCGCGACGTGGCCCTGGCGGCTGTCGGCGGTGCCGACTGGATCGAGCGAGCCTCTGCGGTCGTACGTGCCGAGCTCGCCGGCCAAGAGGTGCTGGCCGAATCGTTCCGCGTCGTCTGCGAGCGGCACGGGATTGGGCCTGAACACCACAACGGCTGGGGGGCGCTCACGATGGCGCTTGCCAAGCAGGGCACGATCACGGAGACGGGGCGAATGGCCAAGAGCCAGAGCCCGCGGAGTCATGCTAGGCGGCAACCGGTGTGGAGGGTGGTGTGACTAAGTTCCAGCGGATGCTCGACGCGACGTTCCCTGCTATCGCTGGGTCCAGGTTTCGGAGGGGTTTCTGCGGGTTGTGCAAAGAGGCAATTCGGATCGATTTCAGCACTGCTGAGAAGTTTTTGAAACAGCCTGGAGAGTTGGTGTGCGACCGGTGTGAGTGCAGCCGGCCGCCGTCTAAGGCTTCTGTGATAACGCCTAGGCAACGCACAGGGCTGCGGATTACTGGCGGGTGACGAGACTATTGGTGATCACGGATGGCACGAACACGAAACATCAAGCCGGGCTTCTTCAAGAACGAAGACGTTGCGTCTTGCGATCCCGTTGCCCGGCTCCTGTTTGCCGGCCTGTGGACGCTGGCCGACGCCGATGGCCGGATGGAGTACCGGCCCCTGCGGATCAAGGCCGAGCTGTTCCCATACGACTCGTTCGACATCGTCCCGATGTTTGGGCAGCTTGTGGCCCGCGGCCTGGTCGTGATCTACCAAGTCGGCACTGGATCGTTCCTCGAGATCCCACGGTTCCGGGTGCATCAGCGGTGCCACCCTTCCGAGGCCTCGGAGGGCTTCCCGTCGTGTGAAGATGGGCAAGCCGTGAACTTTCACGGCGAGCAATTATTTCCCGTGTCAAATTGCGCTCTTCCTTCTTTTCCTTCTTTGTCTTCTTGTCCTTCCTCTAATCCTTCCACCTCTAGTGCTCTGAGCACGCCGCAGCCGCGGCGACGCTCAAAGCCGGCCGATCCGCTTCGGTGGTCTGCGGACAACGGCTGGGAGGGAATCACCGACGCGGACCATGCGGAATGGTCAAAGGCGTATCCGGCGGCTGACCTGCCCGTCGAGCTTGCCAAGGCCCATCAGTGGCTAAAAGCGAACCCCAAGAAGGCCACCAAGTCGAGTTGGCGGCGCTGGATCACGACAACGTGGTTCTCTCGCTGCCAGGACCGTGGGGGAACCCATCGTGAGCCGGGAATCCGGCCTGGCGGTAGTCCGCCCGTAGTGCGCATCCCGCGTCCCGAGTTTGACGGTCGACCTATGACCGACGAGGAGTTTTCCCGCGCCAAGCGCCACGCGGCCCAGCAGGCCGCTCTACGGGCTGACCGGGAGAACGCGAGGAAAGAGCGGCAAGGAGAGCCAAAGCCTCTCAGCGAGGCTCTGGTGAAGCGGTATCAGTAACCAAAAGGGGATTCCATGACGACATCGACAAAGACGAGACGGCCGACAACGGCCTGGACGATTCCGGCACCGGACCTGCGCGCGGCTCTGACCGCGGTGGCGCCGGCGATCAGCGCGAAGCACGCGACGTTTTCCGGCGTGCGGCTCGGGGCCTACGGGGCCGAGGCGTTCAACGGTGAGCTGCGGGTGCTCGTCGACCTCGAGGGGGCCGACTACGAGCCGTTTGTCGTGCCGCATGCCCGGCTGGCGGCAATCGCGGGCATGGCCGTGGGTGACGTGTCGTTTGCCCGTGACGGCAGCAACGTGCGGATCACAGCCGGCCGCGGCCAGTGGACGCTGCCGGTGATTGACGGCGAATGGCCTGAGCGTGGCGACGACGCCGGCAAGCCGTTCCTTCGGCTCCCGGTCGACCAGTTCTGCCGCGTGGTCAAGAGCGTCGTCGGAGCCACCGACGATGACTCCAGCCGCTACGCCCTCGGTGGTGTGCTGGTCGAGCAGAAGAAGGGCGACGTGGCGTTCGTGGCAACGGACGGCCGGAGGCTGCACGTGGCCTACGCCGAGGTGGACCAGGCGGTGGATGACGCGTCGTGCATCATCCCGGCCCACGCCATCAACACGTTAGCCAAATTGGCGGCGGTCAACGCCGATGACGCGATCCAGCTCAGCCTCGCCGGCAACGAGCTGGTGGCCGACATGGACGGCGTCACGCTCTGGGCCAGACTGCTCGACGGCCGATTCCCGAAGTGGGCCGACGTGATCCCCAAGAACATTCGGCCGGATTTCGGCACCGGTGAGGACAAGGTTTTCAAGGCACCGCCGGCCCACGCCGAGGTGACGGCCGGCGAGCTGCTCGCGGCTGTTCGGCAGGCGTCAATTGTCGTCAACGAGACGAGCCGCGGCGTGCAGTTCACGTTCGTCGACAACGGTCTGATGTTGTCGGCGCGTTCGGCGGACTACGGCGAGTCGACCGTGACGGCCGAGCTCACCATGGCGGGGATAAAGGCCACGGTGCGGCTCGATCCAACGTTCGTGGGCGGCTGGCTCCGCAATGTTGACCCGGGTGCAATCATTGAGGTTTTCGCCACCGACGCGGAGAGCGCCGTGGTGATGCGTCACGATGACGCCTTGGCGGTGGTGATGCCGTTGGCGGCGGAATGATGTGGCGACGAATCGACGAAGACCCGCCAGAACACCAGCAGGATTGTCTGGTGAGTGACGGCAAATCGTGGCCGGTGTGTGCGATTTCGGATGTGTTCGACGGGGTGGCGTGGCTGTATCCACGCCCGCAATTGGTCGAGGCGGGGTATCTGCCGTTGTGGTGGATGCCGCTGCCAAGACCGCCTCAACGGAGTGACGTGATGCGAAATGGATTTCTCGCAGTGGTGGCTCTGGTGATCTTGTCGGCGTCGGCCCACGCCGGCCCGTTCCGACGGCCGACCGCTAGGCCGACGACCTGCGTGGGCGGGGCGTGCTCTAAGGCGGTGACGGTGACGACGGCCCCTGTGCGGGTGGCGCGGAAGGTTGTCTGGCGGTGATGTGACGACGCCAATAATTCAAGTGCTGGGCGCGCCCAGCCGCGGAAGAATCCGGCTCTGCCGGCGATGAGGGTTCGACCCCCTCTTGGCGTCCTAGGCGGGGAGTGGAGCAGTTGGTAG